ACCCCTGACGGTTCACGCTGTCAGGGGTTTTCTTTTGGAGATGTGGATTCTAGTCTTTGGACTTTTCTTTGACCAGGGATGCAGCAGCGTGCTTCTCACCGATCAGGTCTTCGCTGATGGCAATGTCCAGCTTGGCGATGGCTGACGGGGACTTCAAGTCGAACGCTTGCGGGAATGACTTCAGCGCCTCGTAGGCCAAGGCATCAGACTTCCAAAACTTGGTCTTGCGCCCTAAGCGCAGCGTCCAGCCTTGGATGCTTGATCCGTTTGTGATCTGTTTCTTTGCAGCGTCCAGCACAGCCTCGGACCACGATGCGGCCAGTTGCGCTAACTCGACCATCTCGGGGGTGACTGGCGGCACTTTGACTGTCTCGTCCTTCTCGGCCAGCTTGACAGTCTCAGCGAATTCCTTGCGGGCGTTGTCCTGCACCTTCTGCCGCATGGACGGGCAGATGGGCTTGGCCTTGCAGTACTTGCAGGCACTGGTGCTTGGATTGGTGGGCGCGTCAAAGGTCAGGGCCAGGTTGGCAGCGGCCAGCAGGTCTTGGCCGTGTTGGATGAGTTGAGCGCCGGAGACGGTCCACTTGCTGTGGCCGGCACGGGGCTGGTAGATGTGCATGGTGCAGGTGATGGACTCGGGGGCGTTGAGTTGCCGCATAACGCCGAGCGCGTAGGTCAGCAGTTGCTTGTTGTCCTCGGCCTCGACCAGCACGCGGCCCGTCTTGAGGTCGATCACATGGAGGTGGTCGCCGTCCACCAGCACGGCGTCAGCGGTGCCGCCGAGCGCGTAGTGCAGCGACTTGAGGCCAGCATCCACATTGACCTCAATCATGCGCTTGCGGGGGCTCTCGACCAGCTTGTTGACGAAGCTGGCGTACTCTGTGGCCATGTCGAAATGGTCATCGGGGTAGTCGCTGGCGTTGATGGCCTCGCCGCGCAGGATCTTCTCTGAGAGTTCATGGATGGCCGTGCCGATGGCGGCTGCTGGGCCGGCGGGCTCGTAGGGCATGAGTTCTTCCAAGCGGTAAGAGCCTGGGCAGGTCATGAAGCGGTCAGCGCGAGATGCTGAAAGACGGGCGTGTTTACGGATGGTGTGTTCGGTCATGTCGTTTCCTTGGTGAGTTTCTTGATAAGTGCCTTGGCCTTGGTGGCTTGGTCGGGGGTGAGGTAGAACTCAACCCGAACCAGCCCGAGCTTCTTGCGCCTGTCGCGCAGCCGCTGGACGCGGGTGGTGGAGATTTGTGTGGTCATGGTTTTAGGGGCCGAAGCCCCGTTTGGTTTTAAGCAGCGGTGCGGCGGTCAGCGTAACCAGCGGATTTGCGGATTTCAGCGGCCCATGCGCCAAACCTATTGATGTCGCGGATCACAACTGAGTAACCTGAGATTTCATGACAACCGTAGGCGGTGAACGCTTCATCGTAAGTATCAAATTCAATGATGCCGACTTCAAGGGTCTCAGTGCAGGCATATGAAAGAAAGTAAGAGGGTAAAGCTGTCATTTCGTTTGCTCCGTTGTGTTTATGAGCCTCTACTATAACAGCGTTTCCGGTAACCGCAAGAACTATTTTATAGGGACAAACCCTTAGATGATCTGGTTTACGATGTTTTGCTTTTTCAGCACCTTGGCCAGCACATTGTGGTCAAGCGATGCCCTGATGGTCAGCAGGTAGATCACCGGCTTGGTGCCGTTCTTTGTGATGTTCTCCACGCGGCTGGACGCCTGCTCTAGCGCACTGGTCGACCATGTGCACTCGACAAAGACAATGGTGTCAGCCGCACTCAGGTCCACGCCCTCGCTGCATGATGCGATGTTCCCGACAAAACACTTGGTCTTGCCGGCTTGGAACGCTGCGATGTTCTCATCCCGCTTGGCCCTCGGCGTGTCGCCCACTACCACCACGGGCTTGTGGTCCTTGAGTTGCTCGACCAGACCGTGGACCACATCCTTGTGGTGCGCAAACACCACCACCGGCTCACCCGACTGGAGCAGGTCATCGATGAACTCTGCTGCCGGCTTGATCTTGCGCATACCCGCCTCACGCATGATTTCGGCCAGCCCCTCGAATGCCATGATGGCGTTGGGATTGGCCACCAGCGCATCGGCATCGAACTCCTGTTCTTTCTTGTCCACGGGCAGGTCGAAGGTGATGAGACTGACCTGCGGCTGCTGGTAGTTCATGAAGACATCTTCTTTTTTCCTGCGCAGGACATGGGGCTTCATCAGCGCCTTGAGTTCGGGGATGTTGCTGGCGCCAGACACATCCAACCCCCAGGGAGCATTCCACATCTTGGCGTACCGAGCAGCGAAGTCGAACCAGCCGCCTCGGAAGATTCCAAGGCCGTGGAGGATGGGCCAAAGCTCGATGGGGCGATTGGGAATTGGTGTTCCAGACAATGCGTACACCCTATCAATCTTCTTCATCATCAGCATGGCGGCCTTGGTGCGCAGCGCCTTGTGGTTTTTGACCCTGTGACACTCATCAAATACGACAGTTTGTATTCCTGCATGAGCCGTAACGCTTGACAAGATGTCGTAGTTGATGATGGTCACACCAGAGGCGATAAGCTCACCGGCCTGCTTCTTTCCGTTGATGACCCTGACCTTGACAGACGGGTCCAGCTTGCTGATGGCGGCCTCCCAGACGCTCTTGGCAATGGCTGGGCACACGATGATGGCAGGCAGGTGCTCAAGGGCAGCGGCAGCCGTTGGCAGGGTCTTGCCAACCCTTGGCTGGTCTGCAAGGATGCAGCGCCTGTGTGCCAGCAGGAACTGCTTGGCTTCTTCTTGGTGGGGGTAGAGGGTGATGGTCATGTTTTGGAGTCTCGCATAAAAAAACTTGCAAGACAATAAAAAGTTGACTTACAATGCAATCGCTGCAATCCGCAGCTTTACCGTAAAAACGAAAGAAACGCATGACTACACGAGTTGTTACCGGCAAGGTCCGGTTTGTTTATTGCTCAGTGATGAGCGCCCGCAAGAACGAGATGAATGGCAAGGATGAGTTCAGCACGCAGGTGCTGGTGCCCAAGACTGATACCGAGACGGTAGCAGCACTGAAGGCCGCAGCCAAGGAGGCTTTGACCGCCAAGTTTGGCGACAAGATTCCGAAGAATGTACGCAACCCCATGCGCGATGGCGACACCGAGACCAAGACCGATGGCTCGGCACTTGGCAAAGAGTACGCTGGGCACTTCTTCTTCAACACCAAGAGCACCAACAAGCCTGGCGCCGTGGACGCCAATGGCGCTGACCTGCTGGGCAGTAATGACATCGTGTCAGGCGACTATGGCCGCGTGTCTTTGAACGCCTACGCCTACAGCCAAGCCGGCAACAATGGCGTGAGCTTCGGTCTGAACAATGTGATGCTGGTGGCCAAGGGTGAATCCTTGGGTGGTGCCAAGCCGAGCGCCGCGTCTGACTTCGGTCTCAGCGCCTCAAAGGCTGCGCCAGCGGCAGCCGCTGAGTCTGACGACAACTGGTAAGAATCGAGGGGGAAAGCGGATGCTGCGCCCTATCGGGAAAGCTGCCGGTGACCAACAGCCATATCGGCTGACAAGCGCAGTGCAGCGAGTACCCCTCACCTTTAGGACACCCATGAAATACATTGCAGCCCACATACCTGACGAGATGCTGGAGAAGCTGGCCTCAGTGGCCAGCGGCCTCAAGATGTCTCGGTCTGCCTTGGTTCGGCTGGCGCTTGAGTCTTACTTGCAGAATCCGCACTGGCTGATGCAAGCCGATCAAGTGCGGAAGCCAGTGAGTTTACGGATGACCATAACGGACTGACGGCACCGGATAGCCACCGGCTAACCTGCGGTGGCTGGATGCCAGCCTCACGGCAGACGGCATTCATCCTGATGCCGCTAGCCTTGGCCCTGTCCCTGATGTCTTTGACTGATTCCATGACTTAATTTTAGCGGCGGCACAACAGTAAATTGACTTGTTTGCACGAATCAATAATTAGTGCATAATCCGTAACACCAGCAAGTCGCTGGGAATAACGCAACAACCGAAAGAACGAAATGAACGAGAAATTGACACAGCGTGCCGAGTCGGCACTGGACTTCATCTTGGCCCTGTGCATCGGTGTCGGCATCGCTGCCGCCTTGGTTTCGTGGTGGTCGGCATGAGCACCGTGGTCGGCGGCAAGCGCGGCAAGGCAGCCACGCCAAGCACCACGCTCAACAAGATGGTGGGTCTGTACAACCCGATTGAGTTGCGGCCCTTTGACGGGCGTGTAGGGGCGATGGACGCCTTCAAACTGCCGTCACTGATTGGTGACCAGCGGGTGCTCAGAAAAGATGCAGGAGACTTGAAATGAGTATGGAGACTGGAATCGTGGCGACACTGGAGTTGCTGGATGACCTGCTGAGCCCCGAGATGTACGGGCACGCCGTGCCGTCTGACGCTCGGACAAGGGTGTTTGTGGTGCGTGAGATTCTGCGCCGCGAACTGGTTGCTTTGACCGGCAGGCCGACCCCGTGGCAAAACGGGGATTAAAGCCCCGCTGCCAGCCGGCCATCGTCAAGCTCTTGGCGCTTGGCCCGCTGACGGTCGCACAGATCCATGCGCATGTTTTCTGCGCACAGCGGACAGCGTACATGCTGATCCAGCAAATGCACGCTGAGCGACTGGTGCATGTCTTTGAGTACTGGCAAAGGCCGAATGTGCGTCCGGTGGCGGTCTGGGCTCTGGGTGACGGCGTTGACGCCGAGTACCCGACATTCAGGACGAACGCCGAGCGCCAGCGGGACTACAGGAAGCGCATGAGCGCCGATGACAGGGACTTCCTAAAGGCACGCCGCCGTCAGAGGAGCCGAACAATCAAGATCGACCCTTTGATAGCGGCATTCTTTGGGGTGAAGAAGGGTTAAGGGGCGATGGTGCCCATTAGGCCAAGCTGGCGCTGACGCATCGCTTCATCTTCTTGCGCTGCCAGTAGGTCAGGGGCCAATGCACCAGTCGCCGTGGCGATTGCAGCGTTGCGCCGGAATGGGTCGAAGGCTGCAAATCGTGAGCGAAACAAGTCAGGATTTGTTGTCGCATAACTGTCGGCCACAACATCAGTCCATCGGCCAGCATTGTCTTTAACATTTTGGATGGCAGTGCCCTCAAAGCCAGCTTGCTGCGCTGCATCTATTGCGGGCCGATTTGCCCTGATCCAATTTTTTCCAGCGGCATCATAAGGAAAAAAATCCTGACTTCTTGCCTTCAAGGGGTAAATCGTGGCATCTTCAGAAACATATTTACCTTCCATGAAGTCGTTGTAAATTTTGTTTTTTTCAAGTCGAACAGATTCAAGTTGAGCAGACAGGTCTTGTTTCGCAGCAGATGGCCCAGCAGGCAAATCTGCAAACTGTCTAGCAATTGAGTTTTCCTGATTTGACAAAGCCTGAAATGCAGGACTTGTTTCAACATCTTTTTTGTATGACTTCCAGTTAAGTGCGTAACCTCCAGCATTCTGAGGGCTTGAAGTTGCAAAAACATTTTCGTCAAATGGGTTGGAACTTTTCTTTCCAGCCAATGACGGATCAAATCTTTTAATGGTTGGGTCTGTTGTCCCATGATAAAGATTTGTATCAAACCCCATTGCCCCAGCCCGCTGCGCCGCCGTATTTCCAGCAGGCAAGCCAAGACCGTACTGCTCAACGGGCAATGCTGCACGCTGCTGGGCCAGGTCTAGTGCGGCTTGTTGGGGGTACTGGAATGCAGGGGCTTGCTTATCAAACAATGCACTCAACAAATCATCTGCACTCATTTTGTCTGGAACTTGTTTTCTGCCGGCATGTGCTGGGTCATACGATTTAACATCAATGACATTCATTGGCAATTCAGTTTGGCCTTTTTGCATAGCTAAATCTGTTCGATGATTTCCATCGTAAATAACATATTCGCCATTTTCCAACCGCAAAGCCAATGGCTTATCTCCAAAGCCAGGAACTAAGTCTCCAGGCCCTTTTCGAGCATTAAACTTGTCCCAATTTCTTGCGCTTTGAAAACTTACAGCCTTGGAAAGCGGGACAACCTCTGTTCTTCCATACTTTTCCATTTGCTCTACTGTCGGCACATCTGGCATTGCTAAATTTTTTGGAGATGGCAGGATGCCTTTCCCCGTGTCCTTGATGCCCATGCCAACCGGCAACCCCTTGGTCGCCATGACGGCACGCTTGGCCAACTGACCAGCAGCCGGCGCCATCGGTGCCACAGCCAGAGCAGCATCCAGCACATCAGGCAGCACGCGGGTCGTACCGCCAAGGCCACCAGCGCCGCTGGTCAGTGGTGCGCCGTAGCTCATGCGATTCAATGTGCTGGCGACTGCTGGGACGCCGAGCATCGACATGATGCCCTGCATTTGCTGGGTGCGCTCTGGTGAGGTTGACGCCTCAAGCAGGTCGGCCAAGCCGCCGAGGAACGGGTTGCGCGGCGTTGGTCGAATGTAATCAGCCATCATTAAATCCTATTCATCATCCGATTCAGAATCAGATTCACTCTTGCCTTCCCACACCATGCAAGTACGCAGCGAGTGGCAGATAAATTTCCACTTCTCGCAGTAGCCTCGGCCACCGCCGTCCTTGTCCATCGCATCCTGCGGGACATTTTCCATCATCTTCATCATGTCCGGCGTGTCATCGAAGTATTCGCAGTTGGCGCAAAGCTGGCGCTTGGCCTGCTCGGGCTTGACCTTCCAGCGGATGGCCATCTCCTTCCAGTACTCGGTATTCGGGCCAGCGGTCTTGGCTGGGCCAAGCGCCCAGTACTTGGCGCAGTGGTCCCGATTCTTCTTGTTTTCTTCCTTGCTGATGGGCTCCATCTCGTCATCAGAGGAAAGGTCAATTGTGAGTAGTCCGGCCATGTTGGGCTCCTGTTTATTGGCTTATTGCGCTCATCAGACCAGCAGCGCCAGTCACTGGAAGCATTCGGCGCAGCATCTCCTGCGTGTTTTGACTGGTCTGTGGAATCAAGCCAGATTGCAATCCTGATGCAAGATTGGCAACTGGCTGAGATGTGTATGCCCGTGCGGCAACATTGAATGGAGCAGCCAACAAGGCATTCATTGGCGTCACCTCCATCATGCGGGTGGCTGTACCAGAGTCGCCAACCAGCGGCCGGAATGCTTGAGCAAACCTTGCGGCCTCATACATCGGCGTTTGATTTGCTCCAAAAACAAAGCCTTGCGGGTCTTTGCGCGTCAATGCGCTGGCCAAGTTCAATCCAGAGACATTGCCAGATGATGGATTGATAGTTCCCTGAGTTGTTCGAATCGTCATCAGGTTGCGGTAGTTGGCGCGTGCTGCTTGAAAGGCGGCACGATCTGCTTGCGACAAAGTTTGAGCCAGTGCATCGTCAACCATTTCCTTAACTTGAAACAAAGCGTTGCCAAGCTCACGGTCACCCATAGCTGTGGTCGCTTCGTTCTTGGCCCGCTTGCCGAGCTTTGACGAAAGTGTACTTAACTGGTTGCCACTTGCTTCGCCCTTGATTGCAAATTCTTGCAACTGCTTGACAAAAATGTTGTTCTTCAAAGGCTGAGTTGTAAGACCCTCAAAGGCGTTGTCGATCAAGTCGATGCCATTGAGGAGGGTGTCTCGGTTTACTGGACGCACTTCGGGGCTTGAAACTCGGTCGTACACACCGCTGATGTTTCTTTGGGCCAGAGCCAAAACAGGATTGCTCAACTCATCGGCGTTAACACCAATGGCCTGCGCCGTTGCGCGATTCAGCACCCTCTGGTTTTGATCTTTGAGCGTGTTGAATGGGCCAGATGTAAACGGACTTGATTCCATCCGTGCTTCCATTTGCTGCAAGGATCGTGAGCCGGTCTGCTGACCTGCCGTTGTGCGAAAGCCCATTGCTTTGCCACGCTCAAGGATTGCTCGTTGGGCGGCAGTCAAGCCAGCAGATGGATCGGGGCCAACTTGGCCAAGGGTTGAGCCACCACCAGTAACGGACGCCGTTGGGGCTCCGCTGACGGTTGCGTCTGCCTGAGCAACCGCCTGTGCTGCCGGAGTCGCAGGAGCCGGCGGCCTTGCACCAAACAATGCGCCAGTCAGCCTGTTGGTGAGATAGCCAGCGCCAGCGCCCATTGCGCCGCCAGCACCCATCTGCTCAACCTTTTGAGCAAAGTACTCTGGCGTTGTCATTCCTTGTGGCCGCTGCTCAGTCACCAAGTCACTCATCGTTGTGTCTCTTGATGCCGGTGTTGCTACAGGCTGCAAACCGCCGGTAACCACGCCGCCAATGGCACCAGCACGCACTGGCGCTGTCGCAGCACCAAGGGCTTGTACAGCGCGTGTGGCTGGGATCATTGTGCCGAGGATGTTGCCACCGATACGGCCAACATCCATCTCGCCTTGGCGCATCTGGCTTTGACGCCAGTTCTTTTGGTAGTCCATCTCGGCTTGACGGTTGATATCCTCAACCCTCCGGCGCTCAGACTTGGCAAACGCTTCCATGCTTGACCCTGCCGGCGAAATTGCCTCAAGCCCTCGGGTCAGCAATTGAGCGCCAGCGTCAGGGACATCTCGCAGGCCACGAATAATTCCACCAACTGGTGAGTTCAAGATTTTTTCTTGAACCGACTCAGGAGCTTTGGGCGCAACCGCTGGTGCTGTTGCTTGTAGTGATTGAATGGCCTTGATGATTTGCTCATCAGTCATGCCCTCCGGAAAAGAAACTGGCCCAATGTTGGGTATTTGAACAATTTTGTCAGCCATCTTTTACTCCGTTACATACCGATAAACACCAGTCGTGGGGTCTTGTACAAGTCGAGCCGCACCAGCAGGAGCCGCCGTAAGTTTCTCAATTTGCCTGAAAACCGGACCAGCACGGACCTGCATGGCAAGTTCAGTATCGCGCCTCGCACGAGATTTTTGCTTAATTGTTTCAGGTGCGTCACTGGTTTGTGGAAAATACTTTTGGATTTCTTTTTCCATTTCATCAGCACCGATAACAGCACCGGACTCAGGCCGCAAGTTTGCCGTGACCCAGTTCTCTTGGGCTTGACGATACATCTGCCGGTTGGGGTCTTCGCTCATTGCGGCAATCCCAGTGGTCAAGCCAGCACTGGGGATTGACCGCATGATTGACTGATACCGACCAGGCTGGCCGAATGCCTCCTCAAGGGTAACCGGCTTGCCCGTCTTGGGGTCCATCATTGGATTACCAGCCTTGTCCGTCACTGGCTGATTAAAGATGTTGCTGGATTGCTTCATCCGGTACAGGAAGCCCGCTGATTTGCTCTGGTCTTCTGTTGGTTTTGCGCCAGCACCTTCCAGTTGCTGACCGCCGGCACCCATGACGGGCATCGCAACACCACCTGGTGTTGTCGGCACATAAGCCAAACCAGTTGGTGTCTGCTCAATCTTGAATGCACCACGGTTGAATTCGTCTTGACGCAACTTTAAGCCACTTTGAGCCACGCCCAAGTTGCCTTGAGCAATTTTCAGATTGGCCAACTCGGCTGGCGTCATGGTCTGCTGATAAGTTTGGCCCGCCGTGGCTTGTGACTTGTCGATTGCAACAGTCTGACCGCCAAGGTTTTGCAGAACAATGTCACGCTTGGGCCCGAAGCCCTGCAGGGTTTGCAGAGCGCCAGACTTCATTTGCTGGACCATGATCGGCTTGCCCGATGCGTCAGTCACCTCAAACGGCTGACCTGTGACTTCGGCCCGTGGATTGAGCATCTCGGCCATGTCCAAATAAGCCTTGGCTTTTGTTGGATCACCAGCCGACAGGGCCGCAGCTTGTTGGTATCTTGCAGCTTGCATCACCCGTGTATTGACTTCATCAGTCGGAGCTTGCGCCAATGCGGCACGCCGCACTGTTGGGCCTGCCGCGCCAGCCACCGCCTCTGGCGCTGCCAGTGCCGCATCCTGCTGGGTTGGCATTCCACCGGCAAAGACGCCTTGGATCTGGCCAGCCAAAGCCTGCGCACGCTTGGCCTCGTCCAGCTTGCTACGCAGCAGCATCTGGTTGACAGCGCCGGTCGTGCCCTTTTCTTGCGCCTGCTGGCCAGCCATGACGCCTTGGCCAAGTGCTTGGCCCAAGCTGGTGCGCTGGGTAGACCGGCCACCGGCTTGCAGCAACTGAGCCGCCATCGCCAGCATGCTCTGGCGCTTAATAGCTTCCTGCTGCTGCGCAGTCAGGAGGTCATTCATGCCACTGGCTTCAGCGCCAAACAGGTCGAAGCCCGTGCCGCCCGTGCCGCCAGTGCCGCCGGTGAAGTAATCCATGAATCCAGCCATGATGTCCCCTTAACTAAACATGCCGAGCAGACCACCACCGATGGCTCCAGCAGGGCCAAACATGGCACTGCCAGCCATTGCACCACCAAGGGCACCAGCCGCTGGGTTGCTGTAGGTCGGCGTTGAACTTGTCCCACCCAAGTTGGCAGGGTTCAGGCCGATTGCGCCCTGCATCAGGCTCAGACGCTGCAAGTTCAGATTGCGCTGTGCGTCAAGCTGCTGCTGTGCGAACTGCTGACGGGCACCACCCAGACCCATAAGGGCTTGGCCACCAGCGTATTGGCCGGCAGTCTGCTGCTGACCCAAGCCGCCCAACTGGCTGGCCGCACCCATGCGGAACTGAGCGCCCTGCATACCTGCGGCTTGGTTGGCCAGTGCCGCCTGCTGTGCAGCATTCAAGGCTTGCGTGTAGCCCTGACTGCGCAGGTTCGCAATCATGTTGCCGGCTTGGGTGCCGTACTGCTGATTGGTAAGAGCCTCGGCCACGCCTTGACGCGAACCGCCAAACGCCTTGGCCTGCATCGCCTGTTGGCCGGTCTGCTGCACGGCAGCCTGCCGAGCCTTCTCCAGATCGGTCAGGCCGGTGTTGATGACCTCCTGCGTGTACGGGTTGAGGTACGACTGGATTGCCGCCTGATCCGCACCGATCTGCTGCGGCACATATCCGGCACCGGCACGGGTCAATTCCGCTGCGGTGTCCAGATTTTGCATACCCACGCCACCTTGCGCGGCTTGCTCGATCTGAGCCTCGCCGGCTGTGTACTGCGGGTTGTAGCCAGCGAACTGCTGTGTACCAAGCTGGTTGGCAACCTGCTGGGCGTAGCCCAAGTTGCCCATGTACGCTTGCTTGACATCCGGATCAATGGATGTCGTGGATGTTTGTGTGCCGCCGCCCTTGCTCATATCAATACCCCTTAAATTTTCCAGAATTAATCATGTCCAGCAGCTTAGTTTGCATAGGATTCGCCGCTAGATTGAGTTTCAGAGCCACTGTATCCACCATAGTCGCTAGCGCTGTAGCCGCCACCACCACCTTGGGCTGCCGCCTCGGCATCAGCAGCCGCAGCCAATCCGGCGGCCACATTGTTTGCCGCTGCGGCTTCGGCAGCCGCCTGCTCAGCAGGATTGCCGACTCCAGACATAGAACTACCAAAATTAAATGCGGGCTGGTTTGCGTAAGTGCCCATGTTGTCCACAGGAATGCTCAATGAGGGTTGCGACAAATTACCCAGCAGCGCACCGACCAAGCCATTGCTCAGTGAGTTGTTGGAGCCGTATGTATTCAAGCCGCCGGCAGTGGTTTCTTGTCCACCGCCGTAGTTGCCGCCACCGCTATCAGTGCCAGCGTACCGGCTGGTGTAGCTCGGGACATTCAGCAGTCCGGTGCTGGCCATGCTCGGGTACGCCAGACCTGTATCGCCCTGAATGCCCAGTGGCACCTCACGGGACAGCAGTGGCTGGCCGGTGAACGATGGCCGCATCGGACGGGCAAGAATGGCCTGCTGGGCCATCGCTGTGGGGTCCATGTACGGGCTCATGGCAGGAGCCGCTGCTGGCGCATTGCCCTGCATTGCCAAGTACTGGCGAATATCGTCTTCCGTAATTTGCCGTCCACCGAGACTCATAACAACTCCTTGGAAAGAATAAACCACTCGGGCTTATATCCCTCGTCCTTCAAAAATGTTCGCTCCCAGCCCTTGCGACCAGCCAGCGAGACCCTTGTGCATCCCACCGACTTGCCCCAGCCTTCAATGTGCGAACGCATGATCTTGAGTTCGTCGAGGTCTCCACCGGCAAGGAAGAAGTGCAAGTCCTTGAGTCGTGGGTAGACAACTATCTCCGTCACCACCGCCGAATTGTGGTTCGGCCAGAGCTGGTAACGCTGGCTCAACACACCAGCCGCAATATCGTCAAATGTGTGTGTGCCCTGTGAGTATTCTAAAGCCGCCTCGATGAATTTGCGACAGCGATTGAGTTCTGAAAATGTGTCGCTCATAGGGCAGTCACCACCAATGCGCCAGCGTTGCTGACTGTGATTTGATACCGCGTGCCGTTTGGGCTGGCCAGAATCAGGCGAGTCCGGATCTCGACATCCTGATTGCGCTTGAAGTTCTGCAAATCATCGCGCTCGATGATGCTTCGCGTCATGTCCTGATCCAGTGGATCGTAGCGGACGGCAGACTTTGGCAGCTTCATCGCTTGCCACCCTGCACAGCCTCAAGCCGTGGAATACCGAGCCGCCAAGAGTCATTCCCGTTGGATTCCACCCGCATCTTGACCTGCCGCGCCGTGAACCGGACATCGGTAGGGTTAGCCATGTTGTACGGGCCGAACGAGGTTTCAGCGCCGTTCGGGTAGAACTTGGTCTTGAATGTCATGGTGACCTCGCCCTGCGTCAACTCATCGGGCACCAGTTGCCGCGCCGCCATCAGGTTGTCGCCGATGCCGATCTGCACTGGTCCGGACTCAGCGAACTGAGTGGCGCTGTCGTAGTCGTAGCCGACCTCGTGCTCGTACACATAGCCGTCAACACTCACCAGCAGCGGGTTGACAAAAACGCCGCTGTCGGTGCCGCAGGTACGGGCCAAGCTGCCGATGGACCAGTGGCCCTCTTGGTAGTTGAACGATACATACGAGTCAACTTCGTTCGATGTGGCCGAAGGGTAGTACCACCAGATTTCGCGGAATGCACTGTTGTGAACAGCGTAGATCTTGCTGGCTTGGCTGGTGTTCAGGTTGCGATACACATAATCGCTGACATCAGACGGTAGGGGCTTGACATAACCGTCAAACATCCAGAAGCCGGACCGGCTCATCCAGACCGCCATCGTGTCCACTGCGGCCACAGCCTGCTGCGAAATTAGGCCGCAGCCGCTGCCGATCTTCTCAAAGTTGTAGACATACGGTTGGCCGATGTACTGGCTTTGGTGGACATCGGTGTCCGTAAACAGCAGGTTCACACCCCGAACGCGCTTGCCAGCCATCAGCCTGCCGGTGGTGGCAATCTCGTAGTCGCCGGCCTGATTGGATGTGGATGGCGTCCAGCTTGTGTTGTTTTCTTGGTCGCACCACGCGACCTTGCGGGGGTTGCCGCCAGCGCCGAGCGCGAAGACGAAACGCTCCGCAGTCACCATCATCGACTGGCAATTGATTGGCGAGTTGGCGATCTGGGCCGCAACCGTTGGGGTCGAGAAATCCAGTTGCCACTCGTAAATCTTGCCGTCAAAGTTGCTGCACCCGACAAGGTACTCGCCCCAAGTGTCCAGCGCCCATGTGGTGGCCGGAATGACGGCGGTCAGGTCGGGACGGGCCACGCCGTAGGCGAACGAGCCGTAGGTGCTGTACCCGTAACCTATCTTGACCACGGCATCAGCGTTGCCGGAGGTGAAGCCGGTGGGCGTGATGTTCTTGATGACGCCGCCTTCATTGGAGGCGTACAGGCCGGAATGCGTGCCGATGCCGATGTATCGCTCGGCGGCATTGGTGCGCCAAGTAATCATGCCCCGAGCCTTGCCGGTGACGGTGCTGTTTGAGCGCTTGCGCCAGCCGCCAACCGGCAGCATTGAGCCCTCTTTCCAGCGCACCAGATTGGCGTCAAACCAGCGGCCAGCAGACTGGAGTTCTGTGCCGTTGCGGTAGACGCCGGCTGGAATTTGAAGCGGAATGTATGCCATTGTGACCCCTGAATAATCGCTATTTTCTCACGACATGGGGGCTCAAGGCACTTCAACCCGCCATGTCACGAAAAGCTGCGCACGCCCTGCTTGTCGATCACGAGCGCCTGACGGCGGGGTGTGTCGCTGATGCTGATGTGCGTCCATGCGTCAAACTCACGGATGATCTGGTCAAACGGCAGGCTGGAGCCCACCAGAGCCCTCACCACGGCGTCTGGCGTCATGCCTGGGACTCGGATATCAGCCGCGCAGCCCGTGCGGTGCTGGCTGGTGTCCTTGCTGCCAACTGAGTCGTTGACCTGCTTAGACCGGAAGGCGCTGTTCACCATGATCGGCTTGCCGTCAAGGTAGGTTTTGACTTTTTCCAGAAACTCGGCCAGCTTGACCAAGTTCGCCATCTCCGCATCGTTGGGCGTGTTGTCGAATTGGCGGTGGCTGGTGGTGGTCAGTTCTTCCAGCGTGAAGTGCTCGGTCAATTTCATTACTTGGCCTTCTTGACCGGCTTGGCGGTCTTGGCCGCAACCTTGAACGCCTTGTTGGTGGGTGCGCCCTTGGTGCCAGGCTTCCTCATCTTCTCGCCAGAGCCGGCCTTGATGCGTGCCTGTTTTGCGTTGATGTTTGAATAAAGACCTGTTTTCATTTTTTGTTCATTTTCATTTCAGCCAGCTTTTCGACTGTCCGGCCACCGAAGTAGGCCAAGAACACAATCTGGCCCCACTGGCCCAGCAGTTGGACATAGGATTCCTGTGCGTTGTAGCCGAAGGCGCTCATGGTGGTGAACAAGAAGTAGGCCAAGAAGATGGCAGCCAGTGCCATTGGCCGGATGTTCTTGGACATCCATGAGTCGCTGCTCATATCGGCGGTCCAGCGCTCAGTCACATTGGTCTGCTCAACCTCGTAGAGCTTGGTGTCGTTCGCCATCTTGGCCAACTCACCATCCTGTGCCATCTTGGCCAAGTCCATCTGGGCCTTGGCCTTGGCCTCTGGGTCTGGAATGAGTTTGTCAATCAGCTTGCCGCCGACTTCAAGTAGGGCTGTGAGGGGAAACATGTCCGTCCTTTATTGTTGAAAACCGCACTTGCCGGCGCATTGCTGCATGGCCTCGTACACGAACCAGCCGGTGGCGCCGAGCACCGTGCATGTCACCAGCAGAATGAGCAGGATGGTGATGATCTCGTCCACTTCCTCTTGGCGCTTTTTATCGGCTTCTTTTTCTCTGCGTGCATCATGGGCCGCCTCGACATCCATCGCCGCTGCTCTGGCCTTGATCTTGTTCCAGACATCAATTTTTCCGGACTGCATGAACAGCAGTTGCAGCTCATCTTCAAACCGCTTGGCCTGATCGAGCGCCATCTCAATCTGGATGGCCGTGCCCATGCTAGACTTGGACTTCTTGGCCGCGACAACCGCCTTGCTTGCCGTTGACTTGGCGTCAAAGTACTTGCCCAGCACAGGGCCGAGTGAAGACACATCATCGACGGTCTTGCTGACCTTCTTGATGAGCGCGACCGCTGCCTGTATGCCGGCCAGCGCCGTTAGCGGATCGATCACTGTTTTCTCTCACGCCACTGAAGGCACCAGACCAGCAGCCGGTCAGATGACCACGACCACCTGACGCACTGGAACTCGGCCTTCTTCACGATGGCCGGTGGGTCGGGTGGCAATGCGTCCATCAGCGCACCTTGAAGTGATCCCAGAACGCGACAAGGGCTGTGACCAGGCCACCGATCCACAGCAGTGGCTTGGCCAGCTTGCTCAGGGTCTCCAGCACTTGGAACGCACCCTGTGCAGCGACAAACGCCGCCGTCACATCCTTGGTGCTTTCCGTCAGCCCGTCCACCTTGGCCTCAACAGCCACCAGCCTGTCGTAGATTTCTCGGTGGGTTACATCGTGGTCGCTCATGGCGCGTCTGCGGCCTCTGGCGTGTTGCCCTCGGCCAGCCATGCGAGGTAGGCTTGGTAGTCTGTGTTGGCTGGGTCGAAGGGGATGCAAGCACCATCTGTGGTGCGGGTTACAGAATTTGATGGTTGTTTTGTTTCTGAATATAAATTTATTTTATACATTTTATAACTCCGCAGAAGCTGTGCATAAGGCGTTGTAACGCATAAAACCAGAGCCAGCGCCAAAAGCTAAAGCACCAGAAAGAGCTGTTGAGAAATTGTCAGCAAAAGTGGGAGAAACATTGTTTGTTGCGTTCGCAACAGAATATCCACCGTAACTATACCCAACATCCGTCATTGTTGGTGTTGCTCTTTTGATGGCCTTAAAAGGAACTTGGCAGTAAACACCGTTTGAACCGTTTCCGTAGTTAGTGCTAGTAACTTGGGCAACCTCAAAATACCGCTGACAAAGCGCCAACTCCGTGCCATACGGCCTGTAGTCAAAGCTGGTGGCTGTGCTGCCCTTCTCAAGCTGTACGCCTGTGACTTGCCATGTTGCGTTATTAGTCGTACCTAAACTTGTAGTTCCCGTAGCGGCTCTGGCATTACTGGATGTTGTCCATACTCCAGCGGCTTGTGCTGTTGCAGCCTGACCATAATTAAACCAAACCTGTATACCTGTTCCATTTGTAGCCCCAATCCAAGTTCCAGAAGTATCACCAGCTACGGTTACAGATTTTTGCTCCCAAGTGTTTGCACTGTTAATTGTGTATGTTGCTCCATACCAGCGTGTTTCCGCACTGTTTGATATGGCTACTGTAAATGTTCCCGTAACGGAAGATTTAACCCAAAATGAAAGTGTTATTGTTGATGCGCTTGCTGTACCAAAAGTTAAATCAGCAGTATTGAATCCTTCAATGTATTGAATAAGACCTGCGTATGTTGATTGAGTTGTGCTGGTTTTTGTTACTTTTAAAGAGTATGAAAAGCCAGATGGAGCATCCGACACTTGCTGGATGCTATAGGTTTGGTCACGGTAAGTACGCCAGCGGTCAACCAAATATCCCTCTGTGGTTACCGCAGCCCCAGCATTCCTCTGGTCGATCACCATTGCGCCGTCGATGATGCGGTTCTTGAACCCGAAGCCCGTGGCAGCGGTGTTTTGTACGCTGTTGTCAGGGAAGGTGATCGAGTCACCACTGTATGCGATTGTCATGCGAGTTGCTCCATGATGGTTTTCAAAGCAGCCACATCAGCAGCAGCGTCAACAGCCTCCTGCATCTCTGCGTACTTGGTACGGATGGCTGCACGGGCTTCTTCAGCAGCTACAGCCTCAGACGGGATAGATGCCTTGATGTCCAGCGGTGCAAACTCAGCAGAGCGTGCTGCTCTACGCGCATCATGCGTGATGGCCTTGGCCTTGGTGATGTCAATTACGATGCCCATGTCCACGCTCCTCGGAATGTACGGTCTGACGGAATGTCTGCTACATCCACGATGCTGAATTCAGCGCCTTCGGGAATGTCCTTCATGCAGGCTTCAATGGTGTCGGCTGGGATGATTACTGCCACGCCGCCGTCTGGTGTTTTGTAGATGATTCTCATGGTGTTCTTTCAGCGGAAGATTGAAACTGACACACCACGGGCATCAGCTAAAGTACCGGCATCGTTGGTTGTAAAAATCTTTGCTAAAGCGGCGGTATTTTGAGATTGTTCGCTTGCGGCTATTAAAGAATCACTAACCGCGCCGTTTCTAGCAGTAGCACACACAGCATAATTCGCATCGCTCATCGCAGTCGTAAAGTTAATGCTGTAATTTCCAACTCCATTATCCGTAATGCTCGACACATTTCCACTTGCATTAATTGCCACAGTGCCAGTGCCGTTGAAGTTCACCCATGCGCGGCAGGCGTAGACAGGGGCAGAGCCGCTAGCGTTGAATTGAGTCAGTGTGCTTTCAGCAGTGGCCACAGTGCCGGTACTATCAGGCAGCGTCAGCGTGCGGTTGGTAGATGTTGAAGGGGCGAGGAGGGTGACGGTGCCGGAACCAGTTGCACCCCCTTGCATCGCAATATTGGACAAATTACTCTCCTTTGCCGTTAAACCACGGCGTTAAGCGACCAGGATTGAAATTGGCGGGCTTGTTTTCTGGAAGACAAAACAAACTGCGTTCACCATCGGTGTACCACTTCTTGCCTTTTGAGTAAGCACCCAATAGTTTTTTATGCGATTCAGACAAAGGTGGTCTTTTAACGCCGGTAAGCGCAATAGATCGCATGGCTCGTTCTTCTGCGGATTGTACGCGCCCACGATTTTTCTCAGCAATACGCGCCACGACTTCTAAAGGAACTTTTTTCCCCCGCCGATGCGTATTACCCTTGCTTGACGCCGACACTTTTGCTCTTTGCTCAGGTGTCAGTGGAACGCCTTTATTGGTTGGCGGCCTGCCCAACGAGGCGCTCCGCAATCTTGCCAAGGCTTCTTCGCTATAAATACCCGTAAGCCCTTTGTTCCAAGCCGTTCTGCCGCGAAGATTTGCCCTTGGCCCAGAGTTAACAGGTGGATAACCGCCGCCAGCAGTTAGATTCCAGCCAATCTGATCTGTGGGGCGCAGCTTGCGCTCAATGTCCAAACAGTAATCTTTGCCAGCCATTAGCAGCACCGACTTGACCATGTTGTCCCAACCGTGCTTTTGGATGGCGTGGCGCAGATGGGCGTTCGTGCCTTTTTCCATGTTTTTGTGAGAAGCAAACCGCTGCTTAACATTTCCAGACACTCCAATGTACCCCTGCGTCATCATGTCAGTGTGGCTTTGTTCTCTAATCCAATACACGGAAAAAGCAACGCAGCTTTGCTTCGTAGCGCCGCCCTGCATTGCGATATTAGACAATTGGAGCCTCCAGTGCTGTGATTCGTGCCGTCAGGGCTGTGATGAGGGTCTGCTGCTCTTGGATGGCCGCAGTCAGCGTAGCCACAAGGAAGCTGGTATCGATGCCCTGATACTGCGGGTTGCCTTCAGCATCCACTGCGTCTTTCTCGCCAGTGACACAGTCAGGAACAACTTCAGCCAGTTCGTGAGCAATAAAGCCTTGGCCGTCTGAGCCGTCTCGTTTCCATTTATATGTGCAGGGTTTAAGCGCAGCCACTGTTGCCAAAGCGCCCGTCATTGGGACGATGGTATCTTTTAATCGGTAGTCGGAACTCGTGTTGAATGATGTTCCTGTACTCGTCATGCTTATTCCACCAACATACGAACCGTTGTAGATGTTGTACAAAACAAACTGAGAGCCAGAAGCGCCCGTCCGATTAGCGCCTAAATTTGTGCCGCCATTTCCTGCCAGTTCTACTACACAACCATCCGTACTTGATGGGGTCACAACTCTTAGCTTCGTATTGGACGCACTCGTAGTCCCCACCAGCAAGTTGCCGCCATAAGTAAAGCGACAAACTTCCGTACCGGCTGTAACAGAGCGAACAATCAAATCGTTAGCATCTGGATAAACACCGTAGAAGTTACCACCTGACTTTGACATCAAAATGCCATCAGCATAAGTACCCGCCGTTCCGCCTGCAATATTTAGCTTTGCCCCCGGCGAAGCCGTCCCAATCCCCACGTTTCCCGAGGCATCCTTGTACACCTGACCAGAGCCGAGGTTCACCACCCCTGTGCCGCCTGTCAGGGTTCCTGTGTAGGAAAGGTCTGTGGCGTTGTTGGCGATACCCGCCGTGCCGTCAATGATTACTGCCATGTCAAATCCTCTACAAAACTATCCAGCGTGAACCGCTGGAAACAGTGACAACTACGCCACTTGCCACGCTGATGGGGCCAGTGGAAGAAGCGTTTCGGGTCGATGGAATCGTGTAGTTGTTGTTGACCGTCTGGCCGTTCTCAACAAAAATCTCGTCCGCACCGCCGCCGGTTGCTCCACCGCCAACACCGGACCAAGCCGTGCCGTTGTACACCTCGGGCTTGGACAGAGTTGTGTTGAACCGGAGGTAGCCTGTCGCTGGCGTTGGGCGCTCTGCTGTGGTGCCCGTAGGGGTCACCAAGGCACCCGTGGCACCAGTACGCTCACCCAGAGCCACCAAGGCCGCTGCCGCCGTTGTGGAGCCCGTGCCGCCCTCGCTGATCTGCACTTGGTCACCCGTCAGGGCAAAGGTGCCGCTGGACGAGAATGAGCCGGCAACCGACAGCACCTTGCCAGCGCCGACACTCATGCCGACAGAGGTGCCCGTGCCGTCAGCCTTGAAGATGCCGTCAACGGTATCAAGATCAGTATTGATCTTGGTGCCCCATGTGTCTGTCGATGCGCCGACCTCGGGCTTCGTAAGCCCAAGGTTGGTGGTAGTTGTATCTGCCATTGTTTACCTCTTAAACGGTTTCCCAAACTTCGGACACATCCGCAATCGGCGTCCATGTCTCTGGCGTGTCACTGATAGACCCCCAAGACTCAGACGAAACAGAGATCGGATTCCATGTCTCTGATGTGTCCTCAATGTCGGTCCACGACTCTGGCGTGTCCCCTTGATTATTCCACTTTAATTGGCCAGATGCGTACATGCTGCTGGCGCAATTGATGCTGAAACTAAACGGCATCACCCGCAGCGAATTAACCAACATCACCCCAGATGAAACAATCGTGATTGGCTGGTTGACGATGACATTGGAGTCAATCACCATCAGCGCATTGCTGGCAATCGTGCAACTGATGAACGCGACCCGCTGGCCATCAACCGCCATGCTGGACGATGCAGCCACAGCCACATCACCTATCGCGTAGCGCAGGCCCGCAGCCGCGACAGATGAAGCGTCTGAGACGCTGGCGCTGCCTACCGCGTACCGCAGGCCGGCACAGGACACTGCCGAGGCCGATGAAATTGAAGCTGCACTATCTGCAACTCTATTGCCGGCAGCCGATGCCGATGACGATGCGGAGACCGCAAACGCGCCCAGCTTGACCGCTTGGCCGGAGACAACCTCAGTCGATGCCGATGAAACAGCCGCCGCACCAATGCAAACGCGAGTCGCTGCAACTGATGCAGAACTCGCGCTTGTGATATCTACGGCACCGAGACTTACCCCGAAGGAGTAATTGCCCCCGCCGTAGTAGCCGGAGCCGTATGCGGCCATGTTATGTCAGGGTGACGGTCAGGCTGGAGGCCGGAACGCGGAACACATCGCCATCATTGATGGTGCGCGATGTTGTCAGCGGTGCCCACGCCAGCATGTTGCCGGTGGTCAGCGCGTCAAAGATTGCAGCATGGGTCAGCGTGCCCCAGTTGCCACCGCTTGCAGGATCAAACTCAATCGCTGCTGCGTTGGTGGCCGTGGTGGCCGTGCCCGTGATGGTCATCGTGCCGGTGGCCTTGCGGGCGTAACCATTGCCAGAGACCTCAGTGCCGCCACCCGTATCGCTCGGGGCTGCCGTAAACAGGCCGACATACCAAGCCGTTGGACGGGTGACAGAGTTAGCTGTCAACAAATAATTGAGAACGAGGTTCTCTGTGTAGTCGGTAAATGATGACATCAACGCACTCCGAAGGGTTTAACTCTTGATTTCAAAACACCACGGCTTGATGTCGCACCCTGATCGGCCACCCGTAGGGCATCCAATCCGGCAGCGTACAGCGTGGTCCAGACATTGATCCGCTCATCGTCCTTGAGGTACGGGGCAGACTGGATCAGTGCGCCGTACAGGTAGATGTCGGGTGCCATCGTCAGCAGCCAGTTGGTCGGCGCGGCATCCGTCAGACGCGGAATCTTGGCGAAGTATGACAACTCTGCCGTGTAGGACGAGTCCGGCGCAGGATGCACGCGGAACTGGTTACCCACCATGCTGAAGTACAGCGGGCGGCTCGGTGCCGTGTTGCTGGCGTCCATGCTGTCCATCTCGTCATCGGTCGCAAACTCCAAAGGCTGGACCGGCGATGTGCTGGTCAGTTTGAAGGTACGGGCCTGCAAGAAGTCAGACGGGACTGCGCTGTACTTTGTGTCGATGGTGGCGTCAGCGCGGGTAAGCATCTGCCGCACCCGCAAATTGCGCTCGGTCTGGGTCTCAGACAGCGCAATAAAGTTGGCAATCGCAGCCGACAAATCCGACCGATTCAGCCAGTCGGCGACAGCGGATTTCAGTTCAGTGTATGTTGTGATTGCCATGGCTCAATCATACCTTCCCAGGCCGCGTCCGGAACACCTGGTTCGCGCTGTCGTTGAGCCAAGCCTTGAGCCTTTTTGGGTCTTGAAGGATGCCCTGCTTTTGCAGGTCATGGTAAATGCTCATGGGGATGCTGCCGACCTTGTGCATCTCGCCCTTCCAGTTGGCCTTGCCGTCAACATTGTTGTAGGTGGCCTTGTTGTTCTCGATGATGTCGGTGATGTCCTGCTTGGTCTCAATCGTCACACTGCCGTCAGTGTGCTCGTGCCAAAGCTGGGTGATACCAGCACCCTTGTTTTGCGAAAGAATTCTTGTGTCGATCATGTAAAAAAGGGGCTGAGTTATTAGCCCAGCCCCTTAGTTGATTACCTCAGATTAAGAGGTGGTCAGGTCGAAGGCACCGCCGTGGGCGACTTCGGTGTGGACGCGCAGAGCCCACTCGCACAGCAGCAGCTTTTTCTCAGCATCGCCGGTCTTGGCCATGTCCATCGTCTGCATTGGGCGCAGGTAGTCGATGGATGCGTACTCGCCGTCAACCACGAAGGCATCACGCTCACGCTGGAACCTCGAGGGGACGATAGAAACATTGCCGAAATCACTTACATAAATATCGGCCGCTGCAACTATAGTACTAGGTTTTGCACCGTCAACATTGAAACGCGATGCAGCGATACCAGCGAAGGCAGAGACCTTGGCCTTGTTGACTGGGCCAACCAGCAGCATCTTGGGGGTGCCGCCTTCGGTCCAGACCTGCTGGATGACATCCTTCAGGATCGCTTCAGTGAAAGCACGCTGGGTGCCGTCATTGCGGGGATCAGTTGGGATGGTGGTGTACACGGGGTCAGTACCATCGCTGGCCTTGTTCGTGTTGGTCTTCAGGAACGCTTGCAGGGAAGCAGTCGTGCGGGCAGTCGTGGAATCACCAGCCACTGCGGCTTGGTTGTTCAGGCACGAGAACTCGATGTCGCGCTTCATCTCAGAGCCCTTTTTGGCGATCTGATAAGCGACTTCAGACTTGCGGCCAGCCTTGTTCACTGTGTCTTCAGTGCCGGAGATGACAACCGACTTGCGGCTGATCTGGGCATAGTTTTGCAGGCGAACAGTGGCGGTCACTGCGTCATAAGAAGTCTCGTCACCCTCAAGCTGAGCATTAGATCCAGCCGAAGCAAGGGAATCAGTTTGCCAGTCAAACAAGGTATTCGAAATCGAACCCTTGCCGATGTTGGAGACGAAAGGTGTCTCCTCTGGCGAGATGTTGTAGATCACATTGGAGAGGTCTTCACGGATACCCTTTGCAGAGTAGGTGAGGAATGTATTGGAAGCAATAGCCATGATAAGTCCTTAAAAAGTCAAAGTAGTCGTTCGATGAGACTGGCCGCATCGCGGACATTCCCAGTTTTGGCGAGACGCTGTTGAGATTGCTTGACTATGCTCGACTGTGGTTGCTTGGAGATCGTGCCTGGTCGTGCCGTGGGCGTTGAACTCTGCACCGGCTTCAAGTCTTTACGCTTGGCCACCATCGAATCGTATGCCGCCAGCTTTCGCAGCGCCAACAGAATCCGGTGATCCCTCACATTATTCAACTCTTGCTCGGACAACCCGACTGCCTTACCTGCTGCGATCCAATCCTGCTTCGCTTTCGCGGCAGTCTTTGGATCCTTCAGTTCCGGAGCTTGCGACAGCAGCAAATCCTTCTCTTTGGACAATTCATCCTTCAAGTAGGCGTTTTGCTCTTTCGCTTGCTCTGCGCTCAAACGCTGCTGCTCTGACGCAATTGCCGCCATTCGCTCCGCATTCGACCGCTGCAATTCACGCTGCTTGACCCACTCAATCGGATCCTCGTTGTAAAGGTAATCCATATCGACTTGGGGCACTGCTTGCGTCAACTGCTCCTGCAAGGCACCTAACAGTTGAGCGTATTGGGCACGCTCGTTTCGCACAGACTCAAACTCGGCCTGAGCTTGCTTACGCTCTTGGGCCAGCGCTTGGGTTTTGCGCGTGTAGTCCTCGGTCCTGCTGTAGCCCTTCTGCAACTCGTCCAGCGTCACCTCAACATCCTTGCCGTCTACTTTGACGGTGAATTTCGATGGCTGTTCTTCTTGCTCAGGTTCCTCAGCGTCCTCAGACTCTACATCTTCAGATTCCACCTCTGCCGCGTCATCTTCAGCAGAAACTTCCTCATCGATGGTTTCGGGCTCATCGCCCATCAGCGCCTCGGGCTCCTGCTGTTCTCCGTCTCCGGACAGCATCGACTCGATGGCATTTGCGGCTTGGTCAGCCGTCATGGCTTGCGAAACACTGGCCGAGGCCGTGGTGTCATTGCTCATGTAATTGGTTCCTAGTTTATCAAGTATTCATCTTTTGCAGTTGCTTCTTGGCGATCTTCCCATCGTCAATAAACACTTGCAGCTTGGTTTTCAAATCATCCAGCACCCGCAGGCTCATATAAACCTGTTCGCGCTTTGCAGACTCGTCAACTTTACTTGTTTTCCAGTTGTTTGTGTATTGCATTTCAAGTTCATTGAATGCAGTCATCAGGGTATCGTCACCGAGCAACTGCTCGGCGCGATTACCTAAATCAATTTTTCGTTTCACTGTGGTGGCATCCCTGTTTGCATTTGCATCTGTGCGTTGCGATCACGCTCAATCTCCGCATTCAGTGCAATCTCGTTAAGTTGTACGCCGTATTTTAATTCAAGCTCACGAATCTTTACATACTTGTCAATTTCCATCTTGTCGCGCTCACGGTCATCTTTGCGGATCATGTCTTCGCGCTGCAACTGGAGGTCGGCGGCTTTCTTCTGGATGTCAGCCTCAATCGACTTGACCTGCACCATCGCCAGCATTTCTTCTGGCGACTGCTTCTGCTCAGGTGCCGGTGGCTGGTAGTCGGCTGGAATGGCGTTGAAGAACTGGCTGGAGTCCTTGAAGCCGGACAACTCGACCATCTTGCGCAGGGTGTTGGCGTACTGTGCTGGCGTCACCAGCGGGTTGCCTGGCCCCATCAGTTGCAGCGCCTGCTCTTGCTTGGTCGCGATCATGCCCAGCATGGACATCTTTTGCTCGGTGTCGCCATTGCCCAGCCCGACATTAATGGACACATCCATTGTCGCGTCCCACATACGCGGGTCAACCTGAACCCATTTGTTGCGCAGACGGATCATCCGAGCCTTGTCCTGATTGGCCACGGTCAACTGGAGAATCTGCTTGAACAGCTTCTTCATGCCCTCGGCCAAGATGCGGGTGGTCAACTCCAGACGGCTCTGGCTGGCGCTGATGGTGGCGCTCACAGCCGCCTTGGTGGACGATTGCAAGGCATCAGCATTCAGGCCCATAGATGCACGGCTCATGCCGGTGCGGTCTTCCTTGATGCCGTCCATGTACTCCAGCATCGGAAATGCCTGCTGGCCAACAAACGGCATCGACAGGGCTTGCACCATGCCTGGTGCCCGCATCCGGATCACGGCGCCGGTCTCGTTGTTCAACACATCGTCCATGTTGACCTGACCTTCGACCACGGCTGTGCGCGGGTGGATGGCTTGGGCCAAGCTGTCCAGCGTGTTGCGCAGGATGTCAGACTTGATCTCCTGCAAGTCCTTGGCGTAGTCGTAAACGCTGTTGGCCTCCAGTGGCGATGTGTGCGGCTCTGGGTCAAACGGAAAGTCAGCAAAGCCAACCATGTCGGCAGGCTCGTTACGCATGATGGTGTTGCCCTCGCCCATGCAGCAAATCTTGCGCAACTCAGGGATACCGTCACCGTCATAGTCGATGCGCATGAAACCCTCGATGTACAGCACGCGCTGCATAAACGGGTTTGAGCTTTCGTTCATCGAGCCGATGGTCGTGGTCGTTGGCCGGCGGCGCAGGTATTCCTCGTTGTTCTCGAAGTCGGCGCTGGTGATGTACTCGCTCACCTCGTCCTCGTCATACCCCATCTCAATCAACTCGGCCACAGTCGCCATCTTGCGGTGGCCGACAAATGCAGCAGTCTCAATCGAGCGTGCGTTGCGGTCGATCAGGAATTCCTCTGGCGGCACGCCCTCGATGCAGACGCGGCCCTCCGTGATGACGCGCTTGACCTCAACATCGTACAGTTTGGGCACGGGCATCAGCGTGACTGCGCCAGTGGCTGGGTCGATCATTGGCTGCGGCTCACCGAACTCGGGATCGTCATACTCCTCAATGATGGTGACGAAGCTGTCTGGCTCCTGCTCGATCATCATCTTGGTGCCATCATCCAAGCCGGTGTACTTCTCAGTGCGCACCGTGGTGGTCTTGGCCCACCAAGTCTTCACGATGCCGCACTTGCGCACCAGCGAGTCCTTGAAGGTGCCGTACAGCACCGTGAAGCCGGCATTGTCTTGGTTCAGGATGTAGTTGGCGTAGTCGGTGGCCTGCTCGGCTGCCGGCACATCTTCCTCGCTGCGGGGCACATACTCCACAGTCTTTTCAGAACTGAAGAAAACCCGCATGATGCTGGGCAGCATACTGTTCACCGTGTCGCGCACCTCGGTGGCCACAACTTGGCTCTGGCCTTCTTCCTCGTTGCCGAACAGGTCGCCACGGTAGTACGCGGTCGCCTGCGCACGGTACGGGCTCAAGTCGCTGTCGATGTAGCTGATGGCGTCAGTGATCTCAGTGGCCACGATGGACTGCATTTCCACATCGTCCATCGGGGGTGTGGCGCCGGAATCCTCTGCCGCCAGCGTTGCCGTCTTGCGCTCAAGCGCCTCGGCCTTGGCCATCGGGTCCAGCATGTCATCGTCACGGGTCAGGATTTCCTTGACCGCTTTTTTCAAATCTTGTTTTTTCATTTTTTCTTCATTCGTTTGGCTTCGCTCAAAGCGATGGCGATTGCTTGGTCACGGCTCTTGACCTTCTGGCCGCTGCTGGACT